TGTCGAACTCCCTCGCGCAGAAAGAACAGCAACGGCAACTGGCATCGCAGCAGGACTCTGCCAAGCGCGCCAGCGAAGCCGAAGCGATTGTGATGCGTGAAGTCAAGGACTGGGGGCCTGAGAAGCTGCAGAAGTTTGTTGACGCAGGACAGAAGGCTGGCATCCAGCCCGAAGGAGTGCGGCAACTACTGATTCAGTTCCCTCAAGCAGCCAGGTTCCTGAACAAGGCGCTGCAGTACGACCAGCTCCTTGCGCAGCGGATGCAGAAACCCAAGGTGGAACCGCCCAAGCCGGCCACCCGCCTGAGTGGAGGCTCCGCAGCAAACACGAAGCCGCTTTCGGATGTGACCGACCCGCGCGAGTGGGCCGAGCGCCGCCGTCAGTGGAAATCACAGAACCGCTAACGCCGAGAGGCGCTGAGGTAAACCATGGCAAACAGCAACAAAGTCCTTGACATGATCGCGAACGAGGCTCTGGCCATCGCGCATGAAAAGGCGACCTTTCTCAACACCATCGATCGTCAGTACGACGAGACCTTCAAGTGGGAAGGCCCTCACAAGGGCGGCCAGACCCTGCGGGTTCGTCTGCCGAACCAGTACACCCGCCGTCAGGGCTCGCGCGTCATGGACGTGCAAGACCAGAACGAGCGCACGTCGTCCATCACTGTGGCAACGCAGGATGGCGTGGACATGCGTTTCAACTCGGCGGAACTGACCCTCGAAGTCAACGACCCGAAGCAGGTTGAGCGCTTCTCCAAGCGCTACATCGAGCCGGCCATGGCCTCGCTGGTGTCTGGCATCGAGTCGGACGTGATCACGGCATGCACGAAGAAGACCTTCAACCTTGTCGGCTCTGCTGGCACGGTGGTTGGCGCTTCCGGTGACATCTCGGCCCTGTTCAACGCCCGCGCCCGTCTTAACAAGATGCTGGCTCCGACTGCGGATCGCGCTTACCAGATCGATTCGACCACGATGGCTTCCATCGTCAACGGCAAGACTGGTCTGTTCCACCCGGACACGCAAGTCAAGAAGGCCTTTACCGAAGGCTTCTACGGCCGCGCGGCTGGTGCTGAGTTCTACGAGAACGAGCGCATGTGGACGATGACCAACGGCTCGGACGTGACTGGTACGACCGACGCTGCTGCTGGTGTGACCGATGGCGGTACGACCCTCTCTGCTGACACCGCGTCTCCCGTGACCTACACGGTGGGCCAGGTGTTCACGATCGCTGGTGTTTACGCCTGCCATCCTGAGACGAAGCAGAGCCTGGGCTACCTCCAGCAGTTCACCAACACTGCGGGAACCGGCTCTGGTGGTGACATGACGATCAGCCCGGCCACCTACCTGACTGGCCCGTACCAAAACGTCTGTTCTGCCACCAGCACCCAGCTGGCAACGACCGACTTTGACTCGAAGACGCTGACTGCTGTTGGCTCGGCTTCCACGGGCTATCTGCAGAACCTGATGTACCACAAGGATGCGTACCAGTTCGTCACGGCTGATCTGCCGCTGATGGACGACGCGGCCAAGTGCGTGCGCAAGGTGATGGACGGCCTGTCGATTCGCGTGTGGATGGCTTCGGACATCCGCAACGACGAACTGCTGGTGCGTCTGGACATCCTGTATGGCCACGCCGCGCTGCGTCCCGAGTGGGCCACCCGGATCACCAACTAAGCCACTAAAGGAGAACTGACATGGCTACCTACGAACGCGTTGACTACGGCTCTCCCGATGGCTCGCAGTGGGGCGGCACGACCAGCGACAAGCTGGGCCACTACGGTGCGACCCCGGTGTCTCAGCGTGCGGCGGCTGCGCAAGCAACCTCCCTCGTTGCCACGGCGAGTTCCGCTGATGTGACCACGGAGCTGAAAGCAGCCGTGATCGAGATCATGAATACGATGACCGCCCTTGGCTTGTGGAAGGGCGGCGCGTAAACGTGCCGAAGGTCGTCTTTGCGACCCCGACGCTGGATAGGCCCTACGAGGCTTATCTGGCGTCGCTCGAAGCCTGCTTGCCGGCAGTAGAGGCGGCGGGTTTCGAGCATTCCTCGGTGTTTGAGATTGGGTGCGCCTACATCTCTGCAGCGAGGGCGCGGATGCTCGGTAAAGCTCTCAAGGCTGACGCCGACATCATCGTATTCCTTGACCACGATGTCTCTTGGACTCCCGAGGACATGGTGAAGCTGTTGACGACTGAAGGCGATGTCGTCGCAGGAACTTACCGCTTCAAGACGGATGCGGAAGTCAAGTACATGGGATGTGTCTTCACCGGCCCAGGCGACAAGCCTCTGGTTCGTGAGGACGGCTGCATATTGGCTGACAGGGTTCCAGCCGGGTTCCTGAAGGTGACGAGAAAGGCTGTGGAGCGGTTTGCGGAAGCCTACCCGCATCTCGTCCTGCACAAGGAAACACCACCCTCTGTGGACATCTTCAACCACGGCGCCCACGAAGGGCTGTGGTGGGGTGAGGACTACACGTTTTCTCGTCGCTGGCGAGAGTGTGGCGGAGAGGTTTGGCTGATTCCTGATCTGAACATCGGCCACCACACCAAGACCGGCAGTTTCCCCGGTAACTTTCACGAATACATGCTCCGCCAACCTGGCGGCAGCAAATGGAGTGCTGAATGCCCTACTGGCTGACCAATCCTGAGCACGGTGTTATGCCGGTCTATGACATGGGCGAGGTTGAGCGCAACAAGGTGCACGGCTGGATGCTGCTGAATGAGGGCGAATCTCCGCTACGGCATATTGGCCCGCCACCAGAGGCGGAGCCGATCAAGCTGCTTGCGAGCAATGAGCCTCCATTGCTGCCGCTTAAGCGCAAGCCTGGCCGCCCGCCGAAGGTGAAGTGACATGGCAATCACCACTTTCGCCGAGCTGAAGTCCGCTCTGAACAACTACACGCACCGCGACGACACGGCCTACACCGACCGGCGCGAGGAGTTCATCGCCATGGCCGAGGCCAGGATGCATGACGAACTCCTGTTGAAGAACTATGAGAGCGAGGAGTCTCTGACCCTAACTCAGGACCAGAACTACGTCGCCTTGCCGTCTGGGTACATCTCGGACATCGCCTTCTGGCTGATCGTTGACGGTGAGCGGGTCTTGCTGGAGAAGGTTCTACCGCAGCAACTGCCGTACTACACCGACTCGACCCAACCCAAGCTCTGGGCAATCGACGGCGCCAACATCCGATTCGACGTTCCTGCCGGCTCGGCGTATTCCGCCAAGTTCCGCATGGTCAAAACGTCCAGCCTGTCGGACTCCAACACCACCAACTACCTGCTCACTCGTAGACCAGATGTCTATCTGGCTGCGTGCATGAGCGAATACGCCCGCTGGGCGCAGGACGCCGAGGTGTTCAACGCCTGGGAGTCCAAATATGTGAAGGGCGCAGCTTCTTTGAAGGCCGCTGAGAACCGCAGCCGGCAAGTGACGCTGCGCACCGACATTGGCGCCCGTGGGCGCTCCAACATCCTGATTGGGGAGTGACGCATGGGACTCGAGGTAGCAACCTACATCTCTGATCTGGTAACCACCAATCCCACGGCTGGCGACCCGGTGTCCCAGGGTGACGATCATCATCGCCTGACCAAGACGGTCCTGCAAACTCAATTCCCTGATTCGGCTAACGGCCCGATCTACGGCCTTCGCGCTGGAACGGCTGTAACCCCCTCTGGTACGTCGGTGGACTTCACCAGCATTCCGAGTTGGGTCAAGCGAATCACCATCACCTTTTCTGGCGTGACGACTAGCGGCACATCCCAACCAATGATCCAGATTGGTGACAGTGGCGGGGTGGAGGCCGCAGGCTATTCGGCTGGCTCCACCGGCCACGCTTCCCCGAATGCCGTGACGGGGGTCACGTTTACCACTGGCTATGGGTTGCAATCGACCGATGCATCCGCAGCCATCCACGGATCGATGGTGCTGACGAATATCACTGCAAATGCCTGGGTTGCATCAGGTACGTTCTCCTACTCCGGAAGTGCTGCGACCATCGTTACGGGTGGCTCTAAGACGCTCTCTGCGACGCTGGATCGTGTCCGCATCACCACCGTTAACGGGACCGACACCTACGACGGTGGAACGGTCAACATCATGTACGAGTGATCTATGCTCCTTCCGATTCAGGAGTGCGGCAAGGGGGTGAACCTAGACCTCTTGCCGAGCGAACTCGCGCCC